CGCTGGCGCCCGGCGGACTGGCGGCCGGCTATGACGTGGGCTGGTTCGCGCCCACCTACAAACTCCTGGACGAAGCCTGGCGATCCGCCAAGCGCTTCCTCAAGCCCTTGCTGACTCGCGTCGACGGTTCCCAAAACCGCATCGAGATCGGAACGGCCGCGCTCGATTTTTGGAACATCGGCCCCGATAGCGGCCGCGGTCGTAAATACGGCCTCGTCATCGTCGACGAAGCAGCCATTGCCGGCGATCTCAAAACGGCATGGACGGAAGCCATCCGTCCAACGCTGACCGACCATAAGGGCGCGGCCTGGTTTTTCTCCACCCCCAAAGGGCTCAATTATTTCTACGATTTGTTCAAACAGGCCGAACACGATCCCGCCTGGATGAACTATGTCGCCAGCAGCTACAACAACCCCTTTCTCGATCCGGCCGAAATCGACAGTGCGCGCAACGACCTGCCTGAGCTGGTCTTCGCGCAAGAGCACCTCGCCGAGTTCGTCACCTTCGGCGCCGGCCTGGTCAAGCCCGACTATCTCCAGGACGGCCCCTGCCCGGCCGACCTGCCCGTGGTCCTAGGCGTCGACCTGGCCATCAGCGAGCGCGAGGGCGCGGACTGGACCGCCATCGTCGCCCTGAGCCGCGACCCGGCCTCGGGGCGCATCTACCTCCGCGAGGTGGAGCGCCACCGCGCCGGCTTCCGCGAGGTCCTGGCGCGCATCGAGGCCGCGGCCCAACGCTGGCAGCCGGCCCTGATCGCGATTGAACAGACCCAGTACCAGGCGGCGGTGGTGCAGGAGCTGGCCCGGTCCACCAAGTGGGCGGTGCGCGGCGTCAAGCCCGACCGCGACAAGGTGACACGCTTCGCGCCCCTGCTGACCCGCTACGAGCAGCGCCTGGTATGGCACGACCCGGCCCGCGTGCCGGCCTGGTTCCGCGAGGAGCTGCTGGCCTTCCCCGAGGGCGTGCACGACGACGCGGTGGATGCCGCCGCCTATGCCTTCGCCGCCGCCGCGCAAGCCGGCCCGATCGAGTTCACCGCCCTGCCGGGCCAGGTCCAGGGCTGGCGCCGCCGGCCGGACGATGACATCAGCCACTATGACCGCGCCCCGGGCGCCTGGTGACGCCACCATGAACCTGCCCTCCTGGCTCGACAGCCTGCGCACCGCCCTGACCCGCCCCGGCCAGGCCCTGGCCCTGCGCGAGACCCAGACCGCGGTCCGCCCCGGTGAGGGTGGGGAGCGCGCCATGGTCGGGTCCCTGCACCGCGAGTTTGCCGAGCACCCCAGCCGCGGCCTGACCCCCGCCGGGCTCTATGCCATCCTCGAGGCCGCGGAGCAGGGCGACCTGTCCCGCCAGCATGCCCTGTTCCAGGACATGGAGGAGAAGGACGCCCAGATCGCCAGCGACCTCGGCAAGCGCAAGCTGGCCGCCGCCGCCCTGGAGTGGCAGATCGTGCCCCCCGACGGCGCCAACCGCCTCGAGAAGAAGGCTGCCGCCCAGGCCAGTGAGGTGTTCCGGTCGCTGGAGGTGGAGGACCTGATCCTGGATCTGGCCGACGGCATCGGCCACGGCTGGGTGCAACTGGAGATCCCCTGGGACCGTGACGGCGCCACGCGCATCGTCCAACAGCCGCGCTGGGTCGATCCCACCTGGTTTCAGACCCGCCCCGAGTTCCGCGACGAGCTGCGCCTGCGCAATGGCACCCTCGACGGCGAGGAGCTATGGCCTTTGGGCTGGCTCAGCCATCGCCACAAGGCAAAAAGTGGGTACCTGGCCCGCCTGGGCCTGCACCGCTGCCTGGTATGGCCCTACCTGTTCCAGAATCACGCCCTCGGTGACCTGGCGGAGCTCCTCGAGATTCTCGGCATCCCCGCGCGCCTGGGGACCTACCCCCGCGGCGCCACGGCGGAGGAGAAGGCCACCCTGCTCACCGCCGTCGCCAGCCTCGGCCACCGCGCCGCCGGCATCATCCCCGAGGGCATGGCCATCGAGTACCTGGAGGCGGCCAAGGCCGACGGCGCCAACTACCAGACCATGCTCGACTGGTGCGAGCGAGCCAAGTCCAAGGCCATCCTCGGTGGCACTCTGACCACCGGCACCGACCGCGGCAGTGGCGCCTACAGCCTGGGCCAGGTCCACGAGCGCGGCCTGGCGGAACTGGTCGCCAGCGACGCCCGCCAGTATGCCGCGACGATTCGCCGCGACCTGCTCTGGCCCCTGGCGGCCCTCAACTTCGGCCTCGACCGCCCGGAGCGCAGCCCGCGCTTCTATTTAGATACGTCAGAGACCGCGGACTACGAGGTCCTGGCTAAGACCCTCCCCGTGTTCGTCGACCTGGGCGCGCGCATCCCCGCCTGGTGGCTGCACGAGAAGACCGGCATCCCCGAGGCCGGGGCGAGCGAGGTCATCCTGGCCAAGGCCGCCGTCGCCATCGACCCGCGGACCGGCCAGCCGCTGGACGCGACCCAGGGCACGCCAGAAACGCCCCAGGGCGCCGCCGGCCCGGCGGGGGATGATAGGGACCCAGACGCGGACGCGGACGCCGCCACGGGCCTGCCAGCGCGTCCTCGGGATGGCGCCGCCCTCGCCCTCCGCGCCGCCTTGCGCGTGACCGCCAACCAGCGCAAGGCCGACTGGCCCGCCATTCAGACCGCCCGCCTGGGCCAAGCCGCCGCCGCGACCATCGACCGCTGGGTTGGCGAGATCCGCGCCGAACTGGACCGCGCCCTGGACGATGGCCAGGACCTGGACGCCTTCGCTCAACGCCTGCTGAGCCTCTACCCCGACCTGCCCGACGGCGATTTGACCAGCCTCATGGCTGAGGCCCTGGCGGCCGCCGAACTGGCCGGACGGTATGAACTGGACACCAACATCGGCTTGCCGCCCGCCGCGGCGAACCCGGAGACCGCGCCATGAGTCCCGCCACCCTGCGCGTCAAGCGCGGTGATACCCTCAGCCGGGTGTTTGCCTGGCAGGATGCGGATGGCGTTGCCATCGCCTGCTTCGTCTTGGCCGGGGTGATCCTGCTGTTATCCCAGGTGGCGCCGTAAATCGAGGCGTACCATGCCCGTCGCCTACGGCTCCCTCCCCTTCGCCGAGCAGATCGCCTTCTTCCGCCAGAAGGTCAACCTCGGGACCCAACGCTGGGACGACATTCTCGGCGCCGCCCATGACCGCGCCTTTGTGGTAGCCGGGGCGGCCAAGGCCGATCTCTTGGCGGATCTCCGCGCCGCCGTGACCAAGGCCATCGAGGACGGCACCACCCTGGCCACCTTCCGCCAGGACTTCGAGGCCCTGGTGGCGCGCAACGGTTGGACCGGCTGGACGGGGGAAGGCACCGCGGGCGGCCGCGCCTGGCGGACGCGCGTCATCTACGAGACCAACCTGCGCGCCTCCTACGCCGCCGGACGGTGGGCGCAGATTCAGCAGGTCAAGACCGATCGCCCCTACCTCCTCTACCGGCACAATGACAACGTGCTCCATCCCCGGCCGCTCCATCAGTCCTGGGATGGCAAGGTCATCCCCGCCGATGATCCCTGGTGGCGGACCCACTTTCCGCCCAACGGCTGGGGCTGTCAGTGTCGCGTCCATGCGGTGGATGACGCCTATCTGCGCAAGATCGGCAAGGCCGGCCCGGACCCGGCGCCGGACGACGGGACCTACGACTACTTCAACAAGACCAGCGGCGTCACCCTGCGGGACATCCCCAAGGGCATCGACCCGGGGTGGGACTATGCGCCGGGGGCAAGCCTGGACCCGCAAGCGTTCATCCGGGACAAGGCGGCCAAGTTGCCGGGGACGCTGGCGCAACTCTATCTGTCCGCCATGATCCATGGCTTGCAGGCCCTGATGCGCGAGGAGGAGCCTTAGCCCATGGCCGGCACCCACATCACCATCACCCTTGACGACGAAAACCTCCGCCGTCAATTGGGCGACCTTATCGGCGCCCTGACCAACCCGGGACACGCCCTGCGTTCCATCGGCGAGGAGTTGCAGCGCACCACCCAGGACCGCTTTGATCCCGGCCAGAAGAAAGCCCCCGACGGGACGCCCTGGGCACGCAATAGCCCGGTCACCATCGCCAGGAAGGGGCGGGACAATCCGCTCTACGAGCGCGGCATCCTGCAAGGCAGCATTCGCTACCAACTGTCAGGCGCGCGCGGGGTGGAAGTGGGCACCAACCTGGTTTACGGTGCCGCCCATCAGTTCGGCATGGTCAAGGGCTATGCCGGCCGCACCCGCCGCGGCGCCCCCATCCCCTGGGGCA